TTATGATGTGGTGTCCATTTGGTGTCCAAGAGGTTTTTTGGGGTTTAGAACTTCAAAATGATTGTCTCCTCCTGCAGCATGTACATCCCGTTCCACATATATATCTGAGGTGGTTGCAAGTTTAGTGTGTCTCAGTTGACTTTGTATGGCTTTTAGATCGGCACCGTAATTGCGGAGCAACATGGCTGTCGTATGACGAAGGTCATGGAGCCTTATTCGTGGTAGATCGTGTTTGTCCAAAAACTTTCTCCAAGTCAGAGATGGAGTATTGGGGTAGTATTTTGCCCCGTATTTATTCCGGAATACATAATCCTTATTTTCACCTTTCCAGTCATTCGGGTGCATCTTCATACGTTCACGTAGCTGCTTCTGTTTAAACGCCGCCAGCTCTTGCATATACCAGGCAGGCATAGGTACATATCCCTCATGCTCAACTGCTTTTAGTTCACCCTCTATTGATTTTCCATCCTCATCAAATGTGATCTGTTTTTCAACTAAAATCCTATTGTTTACGAAATCGACTTCTGGCCACTCGACGCCAAGGTATTCACCTCTACGGTACCCGCCCAATAAAACACCTATGAAATACATTCTCCAGTTCTCAGGCTCACTGTATAGCGCCGTAATTACTGTTTCGGCTTCTTTGTGAGTGTAAGACTTCTTTCTATGTTTAATCTCTCTCTGTTCTGATTTCGGGGCCGTAGGACGGCGAACACCTTCCATTGGGTTCTTTGCGATCATCTGCCATTCATGAGCCATGTCGAAAACACTCTTTAGTGCTTTGTAAATATTGAGTATGGTATTTGTTGCAAGGGGCTTGTTCTTTCCGTCTTGTCTGGAGGATGGGTCTTTTAAGTCTGCGAAAAAACGAACGATCTGAATAGTTGATATTTTATCAAGCTGATACCGGCCAAAAGTGGGAATGAGCCTGCTTTCGATAAAATACATGTAAATCTTTCGTGTGTATTCTCCCATTACAAGGTCAGCATGATTCTTTTTCCACTCTTTAATAAAGTCTTCAAAACCCATCAAGTTTGGTTTGATCCAATCTCCATTTTTTACTGATTCCTCAAACCTTGCTGCTTCTAAGTCCAATTCACCTTTACGTGGTTTGCGATCCAAGGTGATCGTCATTGACCGGCGAATACGTTTGTTCTTAGCGTCATAGCCCAACTCAGCAATAAGTTTGTACCTTCCGCTACCTTTATCAATCCAATTAGCCATGTTGAAATCTCCTCATTTCGTTGTTATATGAAACTAAAAATTAAAGTACATATTAAAGTTCACCTCCAATAAGAATATACGTTCTGTTTTGTGCGAGAGGAATTCAAGTTCCTGATAAATGATTTAAAAATGAATATGTATGTAAGTTTTATTTGCGCTTGGATTTAACAAAGTGAATGTAATCGATAATGTCCTGTATCTCTTCTTTAGAAAAATGTTCGCCTTTAAATTGTTCTGATACAGTGTTTGCCAAATCAAAGGAAATAAGATCCATTCCTCCGACTTCAATTAAATTACTCTTTTTTATGTTGAAATGACGTGAGATTCTTTCAATAGGCCCCATTCTAGGTTCTTTGACGCCAGTTTCCCAAGCCGAAACTGCACTATTGGTTACGCCTGCTATCTCAGCTAATTCTTGTTGAGTAATTCCATAGCGCTTCCTAAGGATTTTTAAGTTTTCAGCTATACCGAATTCATATTCTTGATCATTCATTTAGATTCGATCCCTCGCTCTTTGTGATTTCTATAAGGTGAGTATAACAGACAAGTCGAATGAATTCAACTTATAGAGGACTAAAAGTTGAATTATGATGTTGACATTCAACTTTTAGTCGAGTAGGATTGTCTTAAATCAACTGAAAGGAGGATTGGGTTGAATGCCAGTTGAACAGAAATTAACTATGAAACAAGCAAGAGTTATGAGAGGTTTTTCTCAAAAAGAAACTGCTATAAAGCTTGGAGTACACAGACAAACCCTTGGTAAATGGGAAAAGGATGCTGCTGATATGACTTTGGGAAAAGTTATGGCATTTGCCAATCTGGTTGGAATCAACTATGAAGAGATTAGTTTTACCTTTAAGTCAACTTAAAGTGGAATTAAAGGATGTGAGGGGGTGTAATCTTGTCCACTTCGGATTTTATTGAATCACTTAAAGCGGAAGTGAGTGAAGATGTGTTTCAACGATTGATGGATAAGTTTGAACCGCTGATTGTTCAAAGGCTTAAACATAACTCATTTACAACTCAAGAAGCTGCATCATATCTCAATTGTAGTGATCGTATGTTGCAGCTTATGTGTAAGAGGGGAGAAATCAAGTTTTATAAGATTGGAACGGATTATCGATTCCGGCAAACCGCTTTGGATGAATGGATTACCACTCAGGAACAGTGTACTGGAACAGTGTAACAAAACTGAAACAACGTGATGGAACGAGGATCAAAGGGAAAGGGGACTTGAGATGATCAAAAATTTTACTGATTGGTACCAAGAAAACAAGGCAGCTTTTGAAATGGAAAATCAGATTATTGCTGATAAGCTGTCTCAGGGGATAGACGGTGTGGAATGGCTTGTACTTAACATACTGCCGAAACCAAGCAGAATTGAAAGGCTGTCTCAGTGGTTTGAGTTTCTTTACGAGGATGGACATGATTGCGAAAAGTTAATGCTTGATGCCCTGACAATGGAATCAGACAGTTTCTATAAACGTTATGAACATAACTGGTGGATGGCCGTAGATAATACGTTGGCTCATCTCTATGTATTACGGATTTACAAGTATGACAAGTATTTTGATTTTCTCCAAAGATTAAAGCAAAGGAGTGAACAAGCATGACTGAATGGAAACACACTACTCCATCACACGCACTTCACTTGTTCAATGTTATGCAGAACCATAAAGTGCTGTGTGGTGCAGAAATTAGAGCGGGGCAGGCCGACCCGATCATGGGATTAAGTGATTATCAACCTGTCAGTGTGGATTGTGTTTTGGATTGTGCTCCAGAAGACCAAACAATGATTGTTGTTCTTGGTGAAGCTGAATTTTCATTTAACTTAAATTCACACAGATTTGATTACGACATCTCTGAGCAGACAATCGACATCATCATTTCGTCGGAGTGCCTTTCTGTACAATTCAGCACTGTGATAATGAGACGAGCCGTACTGGATGAAGCCAGAGCATTCGATCCTGATTTTAATGACAAGGTTATCCATATGGATATCGGTTCAAAACACTTTGAAGAAGCCTTTCAATTCTTGACCGATCTGATTCGTGAAGGAAGAGTCATCAAGGCTGTGAAAGTGTTGGGTGACGGAAATCAGGTATTAACTGTGGGTTATGTTGGGAAGGTGAGTTCATGACTCTCCCTGAGCTTGCCCGACTGTGGTTCGGATACCCTCTGCAACATGCCATCATTGTACGTAACATTCAAAAACAAAACAAAGGGGTTAATCGCTGATGATCGGATCTGACGGAATCTCTATTGCTCAGAAATTGACGTTGAAAGAAGCGCGGGAAAATTTTGGTTACAAGATCGAAGAAGTTGCGGAAAAGTCAGGTATATCAGCGGCTCGTATTCTTGAGTTAGAAGTCGACGCAAGCCAGGCTTTTGTTGATGAGTTTGTAAAACTCTGTACCTTCTACGGTACCGACAGATGCCACATTTATTCAGGAGTGGCTGAGAATGTCTTGGGGGCTCGAAAAGAAACATGGAATATAAAAACTCCAGCAGTCACATCAGATCAGCACACAGAACTTATGGCTTATTGGGAAATGAAAAAACAACTCCTAGACCTCATCTTTACGATTTCGAATGAAGAGAACTATACCCAAGACCGCATTAATAACGATCTTGCCCAAATCCTTGCCATTGTTGATGTGCGCGAAAAAGAAGCCATGTCAGCCATCACAGCGGCGTACACAGCTTCTGTCAGTCATCTTAGATAATCATCCATGGTGAGCCTTAATCTCTCTTGGCGGGGCGGTTAAGGCTACCAAAATCAAAGGGAGAAGTCCCTTCGCGCACATTATAACATCATATTTTCCTATAGCGCAAGGGCTCTCCTAAAAGGGAGAGAGTTTATATGTCAATTGAATTAAGTCATGAAACTTTACGTGAACTTGTAGTTGTCACTAAAGAATTCCTTATGAAACATGGTGTTTCACGTACTATCCAGCTTTGGGAAGAAGCCGCTACGCTTCAAGTTATTACGGCTGATGAGAAGGAAAAGTATCTTCATTTCTTGCTTGGTACAACTGCCACAGTTATTCAGCATATCCCTCATTTTTCCGGCGTCGAGATTTCTACTCATGCTGGTATTGATCCTGAAACGAATGTTCCGTTCATCCTGGCATCATCAAAAGAATATGACCATTATGCTAAATGGTTTTCTCGTCCGGTTGAACATAAAGGGCATATGGTAACAGAAGTCACATGTGGCTGGTATGAGGACGGGAGGGATGCCCTATGTCAATAGCATCAATGATGTTGATTGAACTGCTGGAGAATCATCCTAGGGTACCAGACAGTGAATATGAGGGCAAATACACATCATTAAACTTTAACTGGAAAGCAAACGGTGATAATCCGGATGATGTCGTTGAACACATTTTTAGTGAGTTAAAAGGACAAGTACCTCTTGATGAGTATATGGATTTAACAGCACAGTGTATTTACCGTTGGCTCGGGAAGCAGGAGAGTGAAGCGGATATGAAGGAAACACTTTTTAACTTCCTGAATGTGACTTTTGCCACTCCGATAAATTGATTCAGCTTGGAAAGAAAGAGTAGGTGAGACGGGTGACCGACTCTCGCAGGAGAAAAGGATTCATAACTATTGCTAACGAGATATGGGATGAGGTCATTCGTCGGGACTTCACTAAGCGCCAGAAGGACATTTTGTTCTTTGTCTGGCGCTTATCCTTCGGTTGTAATCGCAAGACCGCCCTCATCCCTCAACTAAGAGATTTTGAACTGTGTGGTGTCGGGAAAACGAACATTACAAAAGAATTGAAACTCCTTGAAGAATGCAAAGTGATTACTTGGAATCGTTCAAACAATAAATTCTCATTTAACGAAGATTTTGAAATTTGGAAAGTAACGTTGGTAAAAAGGTGGGATGATGACAGATTCAAAGGATTGATCAGGTTAAACCTCAATGAATCCAAGGCGAGTCAAGTTATCGAAACGATAACCGATCCTGAAGCGGAAAAGAGAGAATCTTCAGTTATCGATACAATAACTAATGACTTAGGTATTGAGTTATCAAAACAAGAACCGGAAAATACAGGGGCAGTTATTGAAATGATAACCATAAATGAAAACGAGTTATTAAAACAAGAACTGCCAGTTATCGAAACAATAACCACAACATCCATTGAGCCTATACAGGACGCGTCTTCCGGGGCTTCTAAAGACAGTTTAAAGACATTAAAAGATAAAGACAGTAAAGATATGGTCATTTCTGATTTTGAATCATTCTGGAATTCATACCCGAAAAAGGCCGCAAAAAAAGCAGCCCAAAACATGTGGGATCGAGCAATAAAAGCAAAGGTCAAACCCGAACTTTTAATTCAATGTTCACAGCATTACGCACAGCATTGTTTGTTGAACAAAACCGAAACAAATTTCATCATGCATGGTTCCACCTTTTTAAACCCAAAAAACGAACGATATGCTGATTTCACTGAACCACAGGTTCAAACGGCAAACGTTCCAGCTACAAATATTCAGAACAAAAGGTTCAGTCAGAACAAAGAATTGTTAATTTCACGAATGCAGGAGGGTCAACATGAAAGAAACGGAAACAATCGAATTGATGTCACTAATTATTACGGCATACCCCCAAGTTGAATTGAATGATGACATCGTTAACTTGTGGATAGAGATGCTATCGGATATATCAAAAACTGTAGCACTTCAAAATTTGAAACACCACATCAAGACATCAAAGTGGCCGCCTACGATAGCCGATATCAGGGCGAATACATCAACGACAAGTGATATTCTTCGGATAGAAACTCAGCAGTGTTTTGCTCTTATGGAATCATGGGAACAAAACGCCGTTCCGCTGCTGAAATCAGGTGACGACCATGAGTAACCTTTTCAACGTTCAAGCAGAACAGGCAGTGATAGGCAGCCTACTGCTAGACCGATCAGGAGATAACACAGCACTTGCTGTAGCGCTTCTTACTCCCCATGATTTTTCTGCACAGCACCGTCTTATCTTCGAGTCGGTAATTGTCCTGCATGAATTAGAGCAGGCCGTTGACCTGGTTACGCTCTATGCAGATTTGGAAACGCGGGGTGTTGCGGAAGATATAGGCGGCATTGACTATCTTGGCAATCTGGTTAACTCGGTACCTACGGCAGCCAATGCCAAGGAATACATTTCAATTGTTCAGAGCCTTGGACTGAAACGCCAAGCACTACGTTTGCTTGAGGAACAACGTCAGGCACTCGAAGAGTCATCAGACCCACTAGAAGTAATTGCTGGTATCAAGGCAGGCGCGGAAGAATTATCAGAACGTTCCCCTTCGGATCGGGGCATGATCAAAATCAGCGAAGTAATGGACGGTCATGATGATGACCTGGACACCAGAAGTAAATCTAAAGGGATAACAGGCGTGCCCACTTGTGGGTATGACTTGAACAAGCTTACAGGTGGCAGGCAGAAGCAAGATTTGATCATTGTGGCTGCAAGGCCATCGGTGGGAAAAACAGCTTTCATGCTCAACAACTCCAAAGCGGCGGCTAAGGCTGGTACGACAGTCGGCATATTCAGTCTTGAAATGCCCGGCAAGAAATTGGGCGAACGGATGCTTGCGAACATAGGGAACATTGATGGAAATATGCTTCGTACAGGTCTTTTAAGTCCAGAAAAATGGGGGGACTACACAAACGCCCGTATGCTTCTGGACGGCTTACCTATTGTAATTGACGATACACCGGGGATTACTATTCAGCAGATAGCCGCTAAGACCAAGCAGCTCAAGAAGGAATACGGCGAAATTTTCATTCAGATTGACTATCTGCAGTTGATTAACTCAGGCAAAAAGTTCTCAAGCCGTGAACAGGAAATCGCCTATATCAGCCGCTACTTAAAGCAGATAGCCCGGGACAATGATTGTCCGGTAGAGGTATTGTCTCAGCTCAGCAGGGGCGTTGAACAGCGACAGGATAAGCGTCCAATGATGTCCGATCTACGGGAGTCCGGTTCCATTGAGCAAGATGCAGACGAGATTGATTTCTTGTATCGGGATGATTACTACAACGCCGAGACGGAAAAGCGAAATATTGTTGAAATCATCGTAGCCAAGGGGAGAAACACAGGTACGGGACTTGTTGAGATGGCGTATTTGAAGAATTTAAGCAAGTTTGTTGATATTACACGAATCGATTATTGACGAGAAAGGCGGGATAGTATGTCGGGTTCGTCAGAACATCTGGAGTTAGAAAACAACGTGAGACTCATTATGCAATACCAAACAATCTTGGTGAAGCATATTGAAACAGCTTTGATTAACGGACAGGTGGACGAACATACCGCCATTCGCCTAAAAAGTCAGGGGTGCATCTATCAAACACGGGATGAAATCCTAGACCACTTCGAAGTCATCTTCCGCGAACTGGTCAATTATTATCAAGAACGGTTGCGACACCGGATTTTGAAGGGAGCTGAGTTTATCGACTCTCTTGCTCCTGATGATCCGCGCCGAATACCTGCCATGGATAAATACGATGGGCTGTGTAAGCAGCTCAATGAAAGTGAGGACAGAGAACATGGAACCAGCAATAGCAACATCACCTAAAGACGCAGCTAATCAGCTTCACGAGTTGGTCAAGTACATCAAAGATCAATTCGATCACACCGCAAGTAGTATAGGAGCTTGCGATGGAGAGGCGGCAGATTTAACACATGCATTTGAACTATTAGGCCCCGAAGAGATAGACCCTACAGAACTTCTTTGGCAGTACCAGGAAAACAGGAGAAGACGGAGACATGCAAAGGAAGAGAATGAGCAGTGGCGTGCGCTATATGAAGTTGTGGTTAAACTCGGGCTGATACATTATTTCAGCCAGGCTAAACGTGAAGTCAGGTCTATTATCAAAACACAATCAGCCCGTCATTACACTGTAAAAAATCGTAACGACCTTCAATCATATTTTGATAGAGCTAAGTTGAGAAATTCGTTGAATAATCAGACAGGTTCATAGTCGAAAAAGAAGGGAGTAAATACAGTGGGAAAGTGGATTGGGCGGCCTTCACCAAAAAGTCTGCGAGCTGGTAGCGGATGGTTTGCGGAGCTGGACCGGGTGTACAGTAGCGAGGATGGTCAGTATGCCGTTATGACAAGACCTGTAGAAACAGAGTGGGGCCAAGTCATTCATGCCTGTATCAGAAACGTAGGCGGTACAGATATATCTTGGGCAGAGAAACAGCGAATCAAGAATGAGCTATTGGGAACAGAACGAACTGCTATAGAGGTCTTCCCAGCATCCGCAGATCTGGTAGATGAAACGAATATGTATCATCTTTGGGTACTTCCTGCAGGTATGGAGCTACCGTTCACGATTAAAGTTTAGGGGGTGAGGGAAGGAAATGAAAGTCAAATCGGTCATACCAACTGTAGACCATAAAAAAGTAGCAAAAGTAATGCGGGGTGTCTTTGAACAGTACGATATGTGTAAATGTTTGACTGACAACCCGGAGTATAAGGCATTTAAGGAAGCTATTGACGAAGCAGTAAAGTCTCTCAATGAAGTGGAAAGCCACCTGATTAGTGAACGGTACCTAATTGACTTCTATCGGACAGACCTCAGAGTATACACGGTATATATGGAACCACCAATCTCCAAGGACACATACACAAAGGTTCGAAAGAGAGCATTTCATAAAATGTTCCTCAGTTTGAGGGATCAGGGCATCATAGTTTGAACATAAAAATCCCCCGCGAGCTTGGCGGCCAGGCGGGGGATTTAGTGATACATAACAACTCACCCAATTATACCACAGGTGAGGGGATTATATGACAAAGAAAACTGTACAATTAACTTTGGGTCTGCCGGCGCTGGACAGTGAACAAACCCGCCGCAATGTGGAGGATCGTTTGGAGACTGTCCGTATCTATCGGCAGATCGGTATGACACGCAGGGAAATCGGCACAACGCCGAACTATTCTCCAAGAGAACACGGCAGCACCAATCAAATTAGTATGGCAACACAGGACACAGCTATTTGGAACGTGGATAAGGAAGCAGAGCTGGAGGAACATTCGATCATGCTGGATCGTGCGCTGCAGAAGCTCAGCCGGAAAGAAAGAGAACTGATCGAGCGGCGATTTTTAGAAGACGAGGACGTATTTGATTACAACGTTTGTGCTGATATGAATATGGGGGAACGTTCCTTCCGTAGAATGAAAGCTAGGGCAATATATAAATTGTCGCTATCTCTTCGACTTGAAGTGCTGGTTGATCCGTTAGAAACGATCGATATCGAAGAAAAAAAAGTGGCCGCTAAGTGAAACATTTTTGGCAGGATTTTGGCCGCAAATTGGCACGCCGTTTTGGTTTAGGCATGATATATTTGTATTGTGGAAATAGGACGAGAGGAACACCAGAGGTATTTCATACCAAAGGTTACCCCCGTCTTTTTTTCATTCTCATGGCAGGCTACGTTTTCCCAACTGCTTGGGAAAATCAATTGTAGGAATTAATTACCATTGTACATTTTGGAAACTAAACCTGTAGAATATGGAAAACACAGCATGATTTGCGAAGGTGATATAAATGTACATGGATTACAAGAAATTCAAGGTGCACTTAAAAGATATGGCTGATCGTGGATTCTCTATTCAAGAAAGTATTGCTTTTCGTAAGCCGTTTCTGCCCTTGGATATGTATGGATGTAGTGAATTGATACAGACTCCACTAAATACTGCAATGATTAGTCGATTGCATCGGTCATTTGGAACAAACATTACGTTGATGGAGTTAACACAACACAACTGGAACGAACTGTTCAAGGATGCAAAGCTTGGCCCTATAACTTCTGAAAACATGTACACTTTCTTTTATGAGATGAGTGAACAAATACCTTTCGAGTTTAACGACAGAGATTATTACTCTTCTTATGAACTTGCTCGAATTATGAATGTGCCTGATGATGAAATGATACTTCAGTTACAAGCGGGAAGGTATAAGGGAGCATTCATTGACCAAAGCGGCCAGTGGAGAAAGAAAAAGCCAAACAGCTCAGGAAAATTTTCCTGACATCAACAATTAATCATGAGTCGCCATACGGCGGCTTTTTTGCGTTCCGCAAAACTATTCAGGAGGTCGAAATCATGAAGAATCCGCAGATTGAGAACAATTTCAGCTATCATTCACCTAAAGAGGGTCAGCCAGCCAAATACGAAGCTATCAGGGCTAAGGCGAAGGAGCTGGCCTGCTTGATCGATGAGCAGACACCAAAGTCACGTGAGCAATCGTTGGCACAAACGAATCTGGAACAGGCTGTATTCTGGGCGAATGCTGCGGTAGCAAGGAATGAATAGCGAAACGGATCGGATCAACGATCGGCATAAGCACATGTTTGAAAAGATGCGTCGAGCATTTGTACGCTTGAGCGAATCTTTCGCAAACTTCGCCAATGCGATTCAGGAGCGTCAGGGAGTCATTGATCTGCTGGAACTGATCGAGTCATATGATGAGCAGCCTGTGAAGACAAAGCCGCTTCGCTTACGTGATCTACCGAAATCACTACCGATGCAGCATCAAGTTCTGAATCGTAAGCCGGTTCTTCAGGTAGCACGGAGTCGGTGTTGAAAAAAAGCCGCATTAGCGACTTAATTTGAGACTGCTTGAGCTATCATGTATAAAAAGACAAGTACAGCAGCAAGGGAAACACAGCGTAGTAAAAGTGGTTTTCCGATTTCATCATACAATCGTTCAAACAAGCGCCTGACCTCCTTTCGTCCTAGTTCTTTCGACACCAGAAGAGGGAATTCCTTCCTAATTGTCGAAAGAAGGTGATAAGGAGGTGATAGAGATGAAAGAAGAGTACAAAAAATATGCTCTAGAGTTAGGAAAAATAGGCGAAAAAATCGAACAAATATCGAAAAAATTTGGTGAAGTCAATCGTTTAAGTGCCACGACTTTCGAGATGCTTAAGCATAAAAAAGAATCATACTCAAATTCATTTAAAGAATATAAAGAATGTAAAGAACAAATGTTGAGAATGAATGTTCCCAGCATTGTTGCAGAAGAACATAACGATTTTGTTAATGCATTTGATGCATTCATCAAGGGTACTGAAAAAAAAGCCGATGCTATTGATCTGGATGCATTGGTTACCAATGAAGCTTTGTTCAACGAAGGTTCTGAGCAATGGAAGAAAGGTACTGACCTTGCAAAACCAATAACTGACAAAATTGTTGCAAAGCTTTTTGCAGGTTAGTTAAATTGACGAGCGCCTATTATAAAGGCGCTTTTTTAAATTTCATCTTTATTTAATCGAGGTGGTGGTATGAACGAGGTTCAACCAATTCGGGATAAAGCCATTGTTGAACAAATCAAAAATTACCTAAAGGTGACCAGTTTCCGTAATTACATTTTCTTTAGTATGGGCGTTCATAGTGGATTACGGGTATCTGACTTATTGCAGCTCAAAGTGGTTTCGGTTCGTGATCAGGAGCATATCAATTATGTGGCTCAGAAGACCAAAAACCGGAAACGTAAGAAGCGCAAACGTAAAAAGTTCATCATTCACCCGGATATCTACGATGATTTAATGATTTACATTGAAGATATGGACGATGATGATTATTTGTTCCCCAGCAGACAACGGAAGACGATCACAGGAGCTGTGGGAGAGCCTATTCATAGGATAACAGCCTATAAAATGATCAGTGGAATAGCCAAGCGCTTTGGGCTTACAGACATTGGTGTCCATTCACTCAGAAAGACGTGGGGTTATCACCTTTATAACGACGATCCACGCAATCTAGCGTTACTAATGGAGATGCTAGGACATGAGGATATGGTGACCACTTTGCTGTATTTGGGTATCACCCAGGACGCTATGGATGATGCAATACGCCGTTTGAGTTATACACAATCCGGTTGATGTTGCACTCAAATGGGGGAGTGGTACAAAGCTTGATCTTATCGGATTCTTAATCTTTCTCCAGTGCAACAGAAATAGAGTTATGTTTCACTCTACTTACTTAAATTGGTTATAAATGGATCAAAAATGGTTTTTATTTTGGGTTGGATTTGAAGAAAAACAATTAGATATTTATCTATTTAGACTCATTCTAAGAAAACCAACTCAATTCCGGCTGTATAATCGATGAATAAACGTCCCGTTTGTAGGCAATAAGTCGGGAAATAATCAAAATCCGATAAAGTGAAAAATCCAGTAATGACGCGGGTTTTCGGGTTTATGCATAAACTATGTATATCAACATAATTCGTTTAGGTGCCAAAAAGCCCGTGAAATCAGGGTTTTCGGCGTGATCATGGGAAAGTACATATGTACAAAACTCAGGGTTTTAGACATATGTCTGTGCATAAAACGTGCATAAATTGTACTTGGAGGTGAGGTGAACGTGTAATGGCTAGAGAGAGAAGCCCGGATCGTAAGAAAGCAATGGCAATGTGGTTCGCCAGTGGCAAGGAAATGAAGCCAAAAGAGATTGCTGAAAAGCTTGGAATCAGTGATGGGCTTGTTCGTAAATGGAAAAGCCTTGATGAATGGGAGAAACAGCCTGAGCCGCGAGCCGGAGCGCCCAAGGGTAACCGGAACGCGGTAGGTAATAGAGGTGGGCACGGCGGGCCGATTGGCAATGATAAGGCCGTTAAACACGGTCTGTTCCGCAAGTTCCTGCCAGATGATGAAGAAACACGGGAGATTTACGACACGACAGCCGAGCTCACCACGCTTGATATATTGTGGGAGGGCATACGCATCCAGCTCACCAACATCATACGTGCCTTGAAGACACAGCATGTGACGGGCAAGGATGAAATGATTAAGGAAATCAAAAAGCAGAAATTTGAAGTCCATAACACAGGTACGAAGAAAGAGCCTAAGCTTGAACAAATGGTAACCGAACAGGAATATGAGTTTCAGTTTGCATGGGATCGATCAGCGAACAGCCTGAAAGCCATGGCTGCTGCATGGACAGCGCTGGGCGGCAGTATCAAGAAGTATGAAGACGTTTTGCGGCTGGCTACCCCGGATGAGGTGAATGAAGCGCAGAAACAACGCTTGGAGCAGATCAAGGCTAGCATTGCCGTAATGCGCGGCAAGGTTCCAGATAACAGTAAGCTTGACCTGAACCAGCAAATCACCGCACTGGCAGACTTGATTAACAACCCTGTGCCGGAACGGGTGATAGATGATGACTGATACGGCCTTGATCCCATATGCACCGTTTAATACCAAGCAGTCGGAGTATATCCGGCGTTGCCAAGACTCCTGGCTTAATGTAGCCGAGGGCGGCAAACGTGCAGGAAAGAACATCATTAATCTGATTGCCTATGCTATGTGTCTGGAGGTTCACCCGGACAAGCTTCATTTGGTCGCTGGGGTGAGTATGGCAGCAACCAAGATGAATGCCATAGATTCGAACGGGTTCGGTCTGCAATGGCTGTTTAAGGGCCGTTGCCGAGAAGGTGAATACAAGGATCGTGCCGCGCTTTTCATTCAAACCAAGACTGGTGAGAAGATCGTCATCATTGCAGGCGGTGGTAAGGCTAATAACGCCGCGCTAATCAAGGGTAATTCCTATGGTACCGCCTATGTAACAGAGGTCAACGAGTGTCATCCATCGTTCGTAAAGGAAGTGTTTGACCGGACGTTGGCATCCACCAAGCGGCAATTGTTCTTTGATCTTAACCCTAAGCCGCCAGCCCATTGGTTCTATGCAGACATTCTGGACTTTCAGGATGAGTTGTTAAAGCAGGGGCAGAACGCAGGGTACAATTATCAGCACTTCACCGTGTTTGACAACCTGAGCATACCGGATGACCGTCTAAAGGCGTTGCTGCTTACCTATGACAAGACCAGTTTGTGGTATAAGTCAGAAATTAAGGGAGAACGCACAGCGGCTACAGGTCGGATATACACGGGTTACACTGTCAAGGATGTCATCATTACCCGAGAGCATATCTTGGCTGAACGGTTCATTGAGTTTTCCATCGGTATAGACGTTGGGGGCACTGATGCTACGGTTGCCACACTCACGGGATTCACGCCACGATATGGCAAGGTCATACTGCTGGACGGCTATTACCACAAGCAGGGCAAAGAGAACGGCTATACACATGACCGTTACGCTAAAGAGATTGTCGAAAAGATTGTAGAGTGGTCGGAAACCTATCCGGCTTTTTTGTCGTGTACTCATATCTTTGCTGAATCTGCTGATAAGCTGTTCCGGCAGGCGCTGGCTAATGAGTTGAAGCGGCGGGGGATACACATCCGGGTCGTGCCTGCTTACAAGAAAGAGGGCATCGTTGACCGGATCAGATTGACGAACGTTCTAATCAACCAAGGGCGGTACAAGATCATGGCACATTTGAAACACTGGATTGAAGCCATTGAGAACGCCACATGGGACGAGACAGAGCGCCAGAAAGGCGAATGGGTAAGAACCGATGACGGAAGTTACCCGGTAGACTGCTTGGATAGTAGTGAATACGCCGTACAGCCATTCAAGAAGGGACTGGAGGTATAGAAATGGGGTGGATCAAGAATATGGTTATGAAGATGCTGCGTATTAACCCAGCACCTGAGAGCAGAATTGTCACGATCACAGAACCGCTCTCATATCGAACGAACGTACTGCGTAACCGCCTGTGGTTCCGGGGTGATGCTTCCGAGCTGGATCAGTTCTATAAGCAGACAGGAACGGACGCTGTCGGGAAGGCAAGGTTTTGGGCAGCGGTACCCAGCCACAACATGACGATTAGGAAAATCCATTCCGGTATGCCTGCCATGATTGCAGAGCGTCTATCGGATATCGTCGTTGCTGACCTGGAAGCCATTGAGGTCGATAAGGAAACCTCATGGGATGATATCAGTGAGGACAATGATTTTGCTGAGTTGTTGGGTCAAAACATCATAGACGCTTTAGTAGCGGGGGATGGAGCATACAAGATCACCGTGGATACAGCGGTCACGAAATATCCCATTATTGAGTTTTACAGTGGGGATCAGGTGGAGTACAGACGGAACCGTGGCAGACTTCATGAAGTAGTCTTCTTCACGGACTACACCCTAAAGGGTAAGGATTACCGTTTGGAAGAGACATATGGGGCGGGATATATCCGGTACCAGCTTTATGATGCTTACGGCAAAGGCGTTCCGCTTACCACGTTGCCTGATACGGCTAAACTGGCGAACATTGAATACGATGGCAAGTTTATTATGGCTGTGCCGCTTATGATCTTCCGCAGTTCTAAGTGGGAAGGGCGAGGGAAGTCCTTGTTTGATAGTAAGTCGGACAACTTTGACGCATTGGACGAGGTGGTTAGCCAATGGTGGGATGCGATCCGGGCAGGCCGGGTGCAAAAGTACATTCCCGATGACTTGGTACCGAAGAATCCCGAAACCGGGGTACCGATGAGGTCTAACCCATTTGATAATCAGTTCATCAAGATTGGTAGCTCAATGGCAGAGGATGCCAAAGACCAAATTACGATGCTGCAGCCACAAATCCTGTATGAAGCGTTCGTGGGGTCATATGCCAGCGCTTTGGATATGTGCTTGCAGGGCATCATGTCACCTTCCACGCTGGGCATTGACTTGAAGAAAACGGACAACGCAGAAGCGCAACGGGAGAAGGAGAAAGCCACCCTGTACACTCGTGGCAAGATCATTGATGCGCTGAATGAGGTGTTGCCCCGTCTGGTTGAAACTGTATTGAAGGTACATGATACGATGCAAGGCCATGTAGTCGGGAAATACACCGTATCGGTTAAGTTCGGAGAATACGCCAGCCCATCCTTCGATGCTGTGGTGGAGACGGTAGGCAAGGCCCGGACGTTCGGTGTGATGAGCGTAGAGCGTGCGGTCGAAGAAATGTATGGTGATACCTGGACGGATGAAGAGAAGGCCGAAGAGGTGGCGCGCTTAAAAGCAGAGCAGGGATACACTTTAGACGAACCGGCACTGAATCGGGATGACCCACCGGATACTGATCCTGATGAAGAGTCGGAAGTTGATGCTGAATGAAGAATTATGACATTCGGCAAATCTTCGCGGACATGGAAATGGATCTGATCAAGTCCATGCAACGCAACCTAAAACGTCATGAGTTTGACGAGGAAAAGGAAGGCAAGGAATGGGAGCAGTGGCAGCAACGGAAGCTGGAGGACATACAGCAGTACCGGAAGGAAATAAACCGGGTATCCAAGAAGTACGAACCGGAAGTGATGCAGGCTGCCGAAGCAGAGGTTAAAGGGGCTTGGCGCCGCGGGGCAGATCGTGTAAAGAACACGGTTAAGAACTTGTGGAACAAGATTACAGGTAAGAAGCCTGGAATCGAACTAGAAGATGGATCAGACCGCAGTTTCTTCAAAATCAACGAGAAGCGGGTAAATGCCTTGGCTGATGCTGTCAAAAACAATCTGCAAATTGCCCGTCATGCCATGTTAAGGCAGGCAGATGACGTGTATAGACAAACCATCTTCAAGTCCCAAGTGTATTTGAACAGTGGCGCCGCTTCGCTTGAACAGGCCATAGATAGGGCAACGAAGGACTTTCTGGAGAAGGGGTTTGACAATATCACCTATGCCAATGGACGCCGGGTGAACATTGCTTCTTATGCGGAAATGGTGTTGCGTACATCTTCCCAGCGTGCGGTGTTTGCCGGAGAGGGTGCAAAACGGGATCAGTTAGGCATCCGAACTGTGGTCATATCGTCACATGGTAACTGTTCGAAGCTATGTCTGCCCTATCAGGGCAAGGTGTTCATTGATGATGTATACAGCGGCGGGACTCCTGCAGATGGTAAATACCCGCTACTGAGCAGAGCCATTGCAGCGGGGTTGTTTCATCCGAACTGTCGCCATAACATGACCACGTTCATTCCTGGTAGTAGCACGTTGCCCCCTCCTGCTGATGATGAGAAAGCCTTGGCTAGATATCAGGCGGAGCAGAAACAGCGGTACATGGAACGTCAGGTGCGTAAATACAGACGGCTCAGCGAGGGCAGTGTAGATGATGAGAACAGAGCCAAGTACAAAGCAAAAGTCAGACAATGGCAGGGGCAATTAGGGCAACATATGAAAGACCATGATTACTTACGCCGCGATTATAAACGTGAAAAACTCAGGATACCGCCTACTTAGTACCTTCTCATGCAGAGGGTGCTTTTTTTATGGGCTCCAGATGAGACTTTTGGAGCTCACTGCTCAGTAACCGGAGCATATCGGTTAACTCCCCTAGCTGGAGAGCAGCTATATAAATCTATGGAGGTTGATGATAAATGGACTGGCTGAAAACGTTGTTGAAGAATGCGGGATTGGATGATTCAAAGATTGATGGGATCGTGACGGATGCAGGCAAGGAGCTCCCAAAACATTTTGTTCCCAAATCGCAGTACAACGACCTGGCGGATGTGAAGAAGAAGCTAGAGAAGGACATCACGGATCGAGACACGCAGCTTGAAACGCTCAGTAAGGATGCGGGCGCTTCGGAGTCGCTAAAAGCAGAGATTGCCCGGTTACAAAGCGAGAATACAACAGCCAAGCAACAGTACGAATCTGATTTAAAGGATATTCGGATGAGTAACGCCATCACATCGGCGCTTAACGGTAAGGTTCACAACGAGAAAGTGGTTATGGGCATGATCGACAAGGCCAAGTTGGTCATCGGTGATGACGACAAGGTGGTTGGTCTGGAAGAGCAGCTAAAGGGACTGCAAGAGTCGGACGCTTACTTGTTCAAACCGGATGAAGCAGGCGGGGGCGGGGGCAACGGCGGTGCTGGTGGCTTCCGTGTTGGTACACCGGGACAAGGAACAGGGCAAGCCACAAATGAACAACTGGCAAACATTTTCGGGGTTGCTGACACGAAGTAATAAACCAATTTACTAATTTAAGGGAGAGATGAACACATGGCGTTTAACTATGTAGAAAGTTTTTTGACCACATTGCAGCAAAAGTATACGAAAGAGTTGGCTTCCGATGCCCTGACCACGCAAAATGCAATCTGGGTGAATACCAAAACAATCCAGGTACCGAGTTTGGATGTAGCGGGATATAAGAACCACAACCGTTCTGGAGGCTGGAACCGTCAGGCAGTGAGCAATAGTTTCGTGAATCTGACCTTGGAATTTGACCGTGACGTCGAGTTCTTCGTTGACGCAATGAACGTAGATGAAACGAATCAAGTCGTTGCTGCTGCTAATCTGACAGCCACTTTTGAGAAGGAACAGGCCATTCCTGAGCTTGATAAATACCGCTTCTCAAAAATGTATGCAGACTATGTGGCGATGGGCTACACACCTGATACAACCGTTTTGGATGCTGCTAATGCCTTGGAAGTGTTCGACGAAATGATGATGAACATGGACGAGGCAGAGGTACCACAGGAAGGCCGGATCATGTACGTAACTCCAACCTATATGAAGCTGCTGAAATCCGCTGAGAAGCTTCGCCAGATCGTCACCGTGGGTCAGAACAGCGGCGTGATTGACCGGGCAGTACGCAGCTTGGACGAGGTTGTGTTGAAATCCGTACCATCCAGCCGTATGAAGACGGTATATGACTTCACAAACGGTGCTGTGGCGGGTGTGGGTGCAAAACAGATTAACTTGATCCTTGTTCATCCTGAGTGCGTGTTGGCGCCGATCAAACACAGTGCGGTTTATCTGTGGGAGCCAGGTAGCCATACACAAGGTGATGGGTATTTGTACCAAAACCGCCGTTACACGGATCTGTTCTTGATCGAGCGCAAAGCCGCAGCAATCCAAATGAACGTTCAAGCCTAAAAATAACAGCCAATAGAGAGGGGCAAATCACATGTTGATTGCAGTTAAGGGAAATACACAGTTGAAGATTGACGATGCTGACCGGGATACCTATCTTAAACTCGGCTACGATATCGCTGAACAGTCGGGAAATACGCTTGAGGTGGTAGAGAACTCTTCAAGTAAAAAGGTGTCTTGGAAGGAATATGAAGCCCTTCTAAGAGAGAATGAAGAATTGAGAAATCAGGTTGCGGAGTCTGGTTCTGGCACATCACAAGCCATGAAGGGCTTGCAAACACAATTGGATGATGCCAACAAGGAAATCAAAACACTGAAAAAGCAACTTTCAGACGCAGAAGCGGCTAAGAAATCCGCAGCCGATGACAAGTAGGTGAAGACATGTCGTATGTAACGACACAAGAATATGAGACGTATGGAGATGGAACCATCCCGGCTGAGGACTTGGATAAGGCTCTTAGCCGGGCATCCGATCAAATAGACAGCCTGACCTATAATCGCATCGTACAATCGAAACTGGACGGCTTGACAGCCTTCCAGCGGTTGAATGTGGTTAAGGCGGTGTGCCAGCAAGCTGACTTCCAGTATCAGTATGGTGATTACTTGGACTTTCCACTTGCTGGATACTCTGCTGGGAGTGTCAGCGTGTCTTTTAAGGCCGTTGATGGCCCCGGAGGGGTTAAGACTACCGAAGCCGTGACAAGCTTGTTACGGGCTACAGGGCTGGCGAATAGGGGGCTTTGCTGATGAAAGGTAAGTTTCCATTTCCGCACTGGATTCTCAAAACGCCTGTCCAGGTGTTTCGCACAGAGCTTTCAGAGAATGGTGAGCCTGTCGAGGAACTAATCTTTGACGGGCTTGCTTGTTATGACGAGAAGATGCGGCAGAAGCTGGATAAGGAGCGCCGTTTGGTCACGCTGTCAGGTAAGGTGATCATCAAGGATGACATATTACCGGGTAAGTTGATTGAAGGCTTCGTCCGGGTTGGCGGTACCGATCGGATTATATTCAGCGCGTCACGTCCACAGCATCCAGATGGTAGCGTCTTTTCTACAGAATTGGAGTTGGCATAGATGGTCAAAGTCAAAGTGACAATGAACCGGAAGGCGATGCGTGATATTGAGAGCGCCCCGCTTCGTGCTCTGGAACAGGCGGTGAATGGTAAGGCGGAAAGCCTGCTGACCGAAATAGCTAGTGCTCAGGTTGTTCCAAAGCAGACGGGTGAGTTGGAGAGAAGCGCTTGGGTAAATATGTCCGGAATTAAAAAGGGCAAGGTTAAGCTTGTCTATGATACGCCTTATGCACGCCGGATGTACTTTCACCCCGAATACAATTTCAGGAAAGATAAGAACGCCAATGCACAAGGGCTATGGCTGGAAGCTTGGCAACAGGAACAGAAAGGCTGGATTCGTAAGACCATTGAAAAGCTGATCAAGAAGTTTGGGGGTGGCTCAATCAAATGATGCTATCTGAGATTCGGGATTGGCTGAGAACACAGATAGATTCTCCAAACTGGTACATTGGCAAGATCGATGGGAAAAAGGAACAGTCCATAGGGATTTACAACTTGAATGCCGGACAGCCAAACATAGCCATCGGAGGGTTGGAGAATACCAGCTATGCCAGCAAGTCCATATCCATACTGGTGCATTGGTCAAAGAATGCAGATACAGCGGAGCGTAAGGCCCACGAGGTCTACGTTGCGCTATTTGGTCGTACTGACGGTGAAATTGCAGGACATAGGGTTATTGCCTTTGAGATGCGGACACCGTGGCCTATTGATGTGGGCACAGATGATGCCGGGATTTACGAATATGTGATTGAGACAACGATTTATTACGAGAGGTAGGGGATTGAAATGCCAACAACAGGCGTTTTTCCGGTTCACAACAATATTTTCAAAGTAGGCGTCAAGGGGAGAGCTTCTACAGCGTCTGATATGAAGACGATCAAGGATTTGGAAAACTTCGCGCCTGCCATCGACGGCAACACGGAAGAATGGAGTTCGATGGATCAAGGAGGATGGACAAGACGTGCAGTAACAGGCAAGTCGTTGTCATTTAGTTTCAGTGGTAAGCGGAACTATGGTGATCCGGGTAACGATTATGTTGCGGGTCTGATGCTTGGCACAGGGCAAGAGGTAGAAACCATCTTTGAATGGACAATGCCCTCTGGTGCGAAGCTGACCATGGATTGCGTCATTAACTTGACCACACCAGCAGGCGGCGATTCGACGAACATTGACGGTCTGGAGTTTGAACTGCTTTCTGATGGTAAGCCGGAATTTGAACCGGCACCAGCTACACCTTAATTCATAAACCCAAGGGGGATTAACCTATGTCACAAGTTATTAATATCACAGATAAGTTTTCTAAAGAACTGCCGTCCATCCAAATTGGCGATAAGCTGTACCCGGTCAACAATGGGGTATCTGCCATGATGGCGTTTGAAGCCGCCGCAACGGGTGGAACTTCTGGCATCCTGAAAGCCTTGGAAGGCGCATTTGGCAAAAAGGCATACAAGGAAATGGGCATTGAGGACATGAGCATGGGGAATATTTTGGTTTTGTCATCGGCTGTTCTTGCAGCAATGATGAACATCACCTATGAGGAAGCGAATGCGCGATTTCAGCGGGAAGTCCAGTCCTGATGGCTGGTATGACCTGTATGAAGATTGGCCGCTGATTGAAGCGAGTTTAGCCAAGCAATATGGAATCCGCATACGCCAACACGGGGATATGCCTTGGGAAGAATTTTGTACGTTGGTCGGAGGCCTGATGCCGGACACGCCGCTGGGAAGCATCGTGTCGATCAGGGCAGAACAAGACCCTAAGACTATCAAGGGGTTCAACGTAGACCAGCGGCGTATCTACAATGATTGGCGTAAACGGCAGGCAGTCAAACAGTTGGACAACCCTGTTAAGTTGGATCAGGAGATGAAGAATCTGGAAGCCGCAATGGCTCGGGCCTTTGGAGGTGGATAGATGTCAAGCGCAGGAAGCATAGAGATAGACTTAGGGCTAAATTATGGGCCGTTTCAAAGTCAGCTTAATGGAATCGCTGGTACAGCTACCAATCTGGTCGGTGGAGCTTTCAAAAAGCTGGGTGTGATTGTTGCTGGAGCTTTTGCGGTTCACAGTATAAAGGAGTTTGGTAAAGAAGCCATCAACCTTGCATCGGATCTGGCAGAAGTCCAAAACGTGGTGAACGTCACGTTTGGCAGCATGACGAACCAGATTAATAACTGGTCATCTAACCTGATCGAGTCTTTTGGCTTGTCTGAGCTGTCCGGTAAACGCTATGTATCCACCATGGGGGCCATGCTTAAATCGTCAGGAGTTACAGGGGAAGCCATGAAACAGATGTCTGTCAAAATGACAGAACTATCTGCAGACATGGCTTCTTTTTATAACATCACAAACGATGAAGCCTTTTACAAGGTCTTCTCTGGTTTGACAGGTGAGATCGAGCCGCTAAAACAGCTCGGCGTTAACATGTCAGTCGTCAACATGGAAGCCTACGCCATGTCGCAAGGTATTAACAAGTCATGGGTTAAAATGACTCAGCAAGAGCAGACGCTTTTACGGTACGGCTATTTGCTCAAGGTGACAGCGGATGCCCAGGGTGACTTTGCGCGTAACGGTCAGTCTTGGGCGAACCAAGTCCGTATGATGTCCGAGCAGTGGAACATCTTTAAAGGCACTATGGGTGCGGGATTCATAAACATTCTGACCCCGATCCTGAGAGGACTTAACTGGATCATTGCCAAACTACAGGTAGCAGCGGCATACTTTCGGGCATTTACCGAACTCATCTTTGGTGATGCTGTTAATGCTGGCGGTGCGGGCGTTGTAGCAACTGATGCTATGAGTGGTTTGGGGGAAGCTGCCGAGGTAGCGGCTCCAGCAGTGGGAGATGTGGGCAAAGCTGCAGAGGGCACAGGCAAGAAAACCAAGAAGGCTGCCAAGGAAATGAAGGGGAGCCTGGCAAGCTTCGACCAACTAAACACGTTGGCAAAGTCTACGGCAGATGCTTTAGGCGATGCCGGATCAAAAGCTGCAGGAGCTGGCAAAGGGATCGGAGCGGGATTCGGTGGTTTGGGTAACTTCGGTGAACTTGATTTAGGTACGCCGACTATTGAGGTAGACCCGATTAAGCAACAAGTGGCTGCTTTCATCGATGACGTCAAAAGTCGTTTTGCAAACTTGTGGTCGTTTTTGTCTTCTGGATCTGGTGAGATGCGTCAAGCGTTACAACCGTTTGTTGACATGATGGTGCCTATCCGACAATCTGTGTCCAACATGGGCAAGACGTTTTTGGATTTGAAAGACAGAGTGCTTATCCCGGCTGCGAAGTACATTTTGGGCGATTTCATACCAAGTATCGTCACAGGCTTTGTGAAGTCGTTCGCTCCAGTGATTGCAAAGCAGATTGTATGGACATTTGATTTCTTGGATCGGACATTCCGGAATTCCACGGATCAGTCCATTAAGCTGTGGGATACGGTCTGGTTGCCGAGTCTGGATAAGGTTAAGAACGCATTTGTAACCAACATGCCCCTCATTGCGGCATCCTTACAAAGCTTGCTGGATGGGACGCTTAACCCGTTCACGGATTTCATGACAAACGATTTTGCAATCCCGATATCTACAGTTTTGACAGAAACATTAGTGCCCATCTTTACCGACACTTTGGTATGGGCAATTGATACGTTTGCGAAGACATTTGATAATGCCGTTAACCACATCAATGAGCTGTGGGAAGGTACGCTAAACCCTTCATTGGAGAAATTCCGAGATATGTTCTTGGATGTCATTCCGCAGATCGGTGATTCTTTTGATAAATTGTTGAATGGCTCGATCAAGCCATTTGTGGATTATATCCTTAATGAATTCATTATCCCGATTGCCTCCAAGATTACGGATACACTTGTCCCGATCTTCACGGATGTACTGGTTAAGGCGTTTGAAGAAGCCGCCAATACGTTCGAGTGGGCCGTGGACATGATGAACGACATTTATAACACTGTGCTGAAACCCGTTTTCGATCTGATCAAAAAAATCGTCATGGATACGCTACAGATTGTAAAAGATCTATGGAATAAGTACGGCAAGGACATCCTTGATAAGATCACCGAAATGATGGAGAACACGCGTAAGTTGTTCCAGAAGCTTTGGGACGATGTGTTGAAACCGATCATAGAGCCTTTTTTGAAGAAGCTGGATGAAATTTGGGAGGGCACAATCAAAGGGATCATTAAGCAAGTAGGCGAGGTTGTGGCTAAACTGATCAGTGCCGCACTTGATATATACAACAAGTTCATTGTGCCATTGATTGGCTATATCATTGACAAACTTGCTCCAAGCTTTACAAAGGGTTTCAACATTGTGCTGAACATAGTCACAACGGTTGTAGAAAGCATTGGCGGTATCATCAAGGGGCTTCTGAAAACACTTGGCGGGATTATTGATTTCGTAGCCGGGGTTTTCACCGGAGACTGGAAAAAGGCTTGGAACGGTGTTAAAGACATCTTTGGCGGTATCTTCGATTCGCTCTATGCACTTGTCAAAGCACCGCTGAATCTGATCATTGATGGGATTAATAAGGTCATTGAAGGGTTTAACAGCCTGAGTGTAAGTATTCCTGAGTTCGAGGTGTTTGGGAATAAAGTTGGTGGCGGTTCTATCGGCTTACCAAACATTCCGAAGATACCGAAACTGGCGAAAGGTGGTTTGGCTTATGGGCCGACACTTGCCATGGTCGGGGATAACCGAGGGGCTTCTGTAGACCCGGAGGTGGTGTCACCGTTATCCAAGCTACAGGACATAATTAGCGGGAATAATCAACCGATGGTGGAAGTTCTCTTGCTGATCTTGGATGCTATCCGAAATGGAGACAAGCAGACCGTCATCCAGCTAAACGGTACGGAGTTGGGACGTGCTGCTGTAAGTGCTATAAACGACATCACAAGGCGTACAGGCCGATCGCCATTAACCACATAGGAGGGATTATAGTTGGAAATCAAAATTAATGGTCAGGAAATTGCCGCTTATCCCTCCACGTACCAGGTAACGGTGCTTGACTTGGATGACGCTAATTCATCCGTGCGTACAGCTAACGGTACTTTGAACAGGGATCGGATAGCGGTCAAACGGCAGATAGACATGACTTGGGGGATGCTAACATGGGCAGAAATGTCCGCCATCCTTCAATCCATGTCCAATGTGTTTTTTGATTGCACCTATCCTGACCCCATGACGGGTAAACATGAAACGAAGCGGATGTATGTCGGTAATCGGCCTGCACCGTTCAGTGTGATGAGTGGCGGCGTCATGTACTGGAACGGACTTAAACTGACGCTGACAGAGAGGTGATCGGATGTATCCAATATCGCCGCTCTATACAGATTATTTAAGACGTCCAGACAGGGAATTCATTGTCAAAGCTTTGGTACAGTCAGAGGAATATGATAGCAGTAAAATTGTGGACTTAAGTATTGAAAATAGCTTGAGCCTGAACAATGGTTTCGAGATCGGCACGGCTATCCCAAGCAAACTTACGATCAGGTTACGAACGAATGAAATCATCCCGGCAAATGCACGTATCGTGCCTTACCTCTCTTTAACTATGGCGGGTATGACCTGGCTACAGGCGCAGTACCCATGGCAGGATATGCATGTGTCTTGGACGGGTGACGGAACGGATTGGCTACCGCTGGGAGAGTTTTACGTTGATGGTCGTGAGAAGATCAATGATGTCTGGACATTCACCTGTTACGACAAGCTGGTTTTTGCGGATGTGGCCTACGTATCGTCATTGACTTATCCGACCACGCAACGTGCGGTGTTCAACGAGATTTGCAACCGGCTCGGATGGACGTATGACAGTAGTGTGGTCATCAATCCAGCGTATCAGATCCAAGCGGGGCCAGCCGGGTACACGATGCGTCAAGTGCTTGCCTATATCGCTTCTGCCAATAGTGCGAGTATTTACATCGATAAGGCAGGCACCGTAAAATTCAAACGGTTCACGGCTACTGATACACCAGTGTTTGATATGACCACGGCTGATTACGTTCAGGTGAAGCAAACCAATCCTGTTAAAACGTATACTCGGGTTGTGGTTACATACAACACAGAAGATGAGTTGCAATACGAAGCCGGAACAGGGGATGAGAATCACACGCTGTATGTCGAAAATCCATTCGCTACACAGGCGGTCACCAATGGCCTTCTGGCGGCTTTGAATGGATTTTCCTATTTACCCCTTACGATGGATGCGCGGGGCTTCCCTCAGCTTGAACAGGGGGATGTTATTGGGTTTGAACAGCAGGAAGGGACATCGTGGGACGAAACAGTTTCAACATGGCAGGATACGCATATCCCGTGGGATGGAATCGTCAGATACAAGACAGTCATCCTTCATCAAGTCTTCAACTTTGCTGGTGGATTGAAGATGAAGCTGGAAGCTCCATCGGTATCCGAGCAGCAAAGTGAATTTGTAGTGGATGGTACACTGACAACCGCAGTCAATAAGCTGAACAAGGAAGTTGTGAAGGAAGGCAAGTCCTATTACGGGGCAACGATCACACGTACTGAGGGTTTGACCATTGAGCGAGAAGATCACAAGAGCAAAGTCATCCTGAACAGTGATAAGCTTTCTTTTCAGGCCGATGGGCAGGATAGGTTGTACTTTGATCCGATTGCAGGCAAATACAAGTTCATAGGTACGCTGGAAGCCACGGACGGGGTTTTCAGCGGAAACCTGCAGGCGGCTGGCGGTACGTTTACAGGAACACTTCAAGGTGTTGACGGAACGTTTACAGGAAACCTTCAAGCCGCAGGTGGAACTTTCAGTGGAAACCTTCAAGCTGCAGGCGGCACCTTTCATGGCACATTGGTGGCCGGAAGGGTAGAGGGCGGAGAAATCATCGGAACATACATCGAGGGTGCCGATATACTTGGTTCAAAAATAAGAACCGCCGCAAGCGGGGAACGGGTTGTACTTGACCCACTTGGATTTGAGTTCTTTGACAGCAACAACGCAAAACGCGTATCACTAGGTACCAATCGCCAAGCTAACATATCGGGGCATACTTATTTCAATTCGAGTAGTCAATCACAGGGACTTGTCTATGCCGTATCCGATGAACTCCATGTGTTTGGTGTTAATGGATTACGACTTGGTACTGTTTCAGGAGGCACCACAACCCTACAAGGTAGTATAAACTTTACTGGAAATGTGAGTGGTTTGAATCTAGGCATCAATCAAGTGAACGGCCTACCTAGTCAATTGCAATCTTTACAAAATCAAATTGATAATTTGAGATACTCTCTTAACAATCATACACACACTGTTTCTGTACCGAACCATAACCATGGTAATCCGCAAAATGCTACATCTGGCGGTGGAACCTTTACGACCTCAACTCCGTAATGTATCATAATAGGAAAATAGCACCAATACGGAGGTTGCGATATGAAGAAGTTTTCACACAAAGTTGCGTACATTACTGGCGGTATTATCATAGGTATTGTTTTTTCGACAACAGCAGGGGCGTTTGCTGATCAGGTAAAATCTCTTGTAGGGAAAAAGGTTACAGGGGAATATACGATTGTTGTCGATGGCAAGAAATTGTCGGACAAGGGTGCCGTCATTGATTCCAAAGCCAATGTCCCAGCGCGTGCCCTGTCCCAAGCGTTAGGAGCTGATGTTAAAGTGGAGGGAAGAACAATTACCATTACTTCTCAAGACGAAAATTCAATCTCGGGTGATGACGTATCAAATGTAAGTAACCCCACACAATCTACTAATAAGTATATAGGCGGTACAAAGAAAAGTTTAGAGGAACTGAAAGAGAGCAAAATCAACAATACTATTAAGCCAGCAACTGAAGGCAGGGAGGCGCTTCTAAAAGAAATGGCAATACTTAAAGAGACGGAAGCCCAAGGCATTCCTGTTCCTGTATTAGCCGACAAAGAAAAGCAGCTAGCTTCGTATGATAAAATCCTAGCTGAGGCAAATGCCGACTTAAAACTGATTGATGAAGCACTCTTAACAGCTAAATAATAGAATCGCATAAACGAGAGTCCACTTTGACGTGGGCTTTTTTTTGTTGCTCAGAAAGGTGTGAAGACATGGAAGAACAACGTTTACGTGAGATCATCCGTGAAGAATTGATTGCCCATGATGAGCGGATCAAAGCTGAAACAATCACAATCCGGGTCAATGACCAGATGAAAGTCTCCATGCTTGAAATCATGAAAAATATGAATCATCAACCAATCAACCTTTAGATCAAATCAAATGAAACGAGGGATTTACATGAAATCAACAGAAGGAATAAAGGTACTGGCTGGAGAGGTTATCGTTCCTATCAAGATTGAGTTTGTAGAGGGATCAGAATTACCTTTCACGGATTTAATCAGGAAGGTTGTTCGTGAGGAATTAGCCGCTCACGAGGAACGGCTAAAAGGTAAACCGGAACTAATCAGTCCAATAGGTTCACTGCAATCTCTTGGATTAGTTACAGATCAGCTTCTTTCCGTTACACATGTAGGAGAAACGCATTTCCCTATTCAAGTTGATAAGAAACAACTCGCTGCTACTCTCGATCCTCATTTTCGGGGCTGTTCAGCCACAGATGATAAGACTCAAGAAGATCAAAAGTAACTGTCATACAAGCGGCCATAATACCGGTAGTATACTGTCTCATTCCTTCTTCTGTAGTAGGGATGCCGGAATTAATTTTTAGATCATTTATTTTCTCAGCGAGAAGTTCAAAATCAAGACTCTGAAAACCATTCCTGAAATCATCAAAATTTTTGCTCACATTTAAAACCTCCCTTCTAAGTTGTTAGGTGTAACGTCCTAATAATTCGATAAAAAGGGAGGTTTTTCCTTTGGAGGTGCATTATTTGAAAGTTAAAAAGGTGCTTGAACTCTCTGTGGATATTACAGACATTTTCCGTGAGTGCCCTTTAGTCATTCGTGCCATGCTGGATACGCTGCCCACGCTTGAATCTCAGGTGGCATTCCTTCGCACGATTCAAACGGATATTGATAAGCTACTGAAAGGAGTTGTTACGAATGGCGAATCGGTACGGGAACCTGGTCGGAACGAAAAAGATCAGTGAGGATTTTCAAACTATCAATGTAGCCTTTGACCGTGTACAAACTGAGATGGATACCAAAGGAACACCTGCAGACGCCCAGGCTAAAGCAGACGCCGCTAAGACAGCAGCCATTGCCGCGGCAGATGCCGCTCTGACAGCCCACAAAGCACGCGGGGCAGATGAGCATCCCAATGCTAAGGGAAATGCGGCAGGCTTTATGAGTTCAGCCGACAAGCTCAAAATGGATGCCAGCACGAACGCCGCAACACCGGACACGCTGATGCAACGTGACGCCGCAGGTCGTGCCAAGGTAGCCGCTCCAGCGGTAGCAGATGACATTGCACGTAAAGCTGAGACGGACGCCGTACAAAGCAATTTGGACAGCCATGCAGCGGATACGGATATCCATGTAACAGCAGAGGATCAGGATAAACTGAATGGAATCGAAGAGGGGGCCGAAGTCAATCAGAACGCATTTGCAAAAGTTAACGATGTAGAAGCTTCCAGCAAGTCTGATACGTTGCAACTGACAGGGGGAACCGGGATTACCGTTACAACCGATCCAGCTTCTAAGCGAGTTACTGTGACAGCTACGGGAACCGCTACGCCTGGTGCTCATGCATCCTCTCATATCACTGGTGGATCAGATGTAATTCCTGATGCCGTTACAAACGGAGCCAGCGGCCTGATGAGCGGTACAGATGCCAAGTTTGTCCGAGTGGATGGGGAATCTAAGACGGGGGCCCAGGCTAAAGCAGATGCCGCAGAGGAAGTATCCAAGGACTACACAGATAATCAGGTGGGAATAATTAAGGATCGGCTGGACACTCCAGAACGTGCATCCATAACACTGCAACCCGGTGTACGTGTAGTTGATGCCAATCAAGATGCAGCGATTAAGCTGGCGGGACTGCAAGGCCGGACAGTGCTTAACTATCAAAGCCAGATCGGTATCTATGGGGTACTTAACCCGTATGTGATCCGGTATGGGACGAATCTGTTGCCACCACTCTACGAATGGGATAATCAATTAGCCGGTATGGGCAATGTAACTGATCAATACAAAGCGAATGCATCTGTATCAGACAGTACCATTAAATATTTGCGTACTTACATCCCAGTTTTAGCTGGTCAGGTCTACAGCATTTCGGCCACGGTGGTTAATAGTTCTCTTTACTTGTATGCATGTGATGCTAGCAAAACACGTATTTCATCCCGAATAGATTCAAGCGTGATTACAGTACCGACAAATACAGTTTATCTTGAAGTTATATGGAGTAATACTACGCCTTCAAGTGTTCTTAATGGTGCGTATTCTATTGCAAATCCAATGCTCAATATAGGCTCTACCACCTTGCCGTTCAAACCGCGCGAAGACTCCATGCTTGCCCTGCAAACAGAGCTACACGCCAATCCAGACACTGGAGCAAACCCTGATAATGTGTTTGAGCGTGAAGGTCAGTACTACAAATTGGCTAAGTGGCGCAAGGCTTCATTGGATGCGGCTCTAACTTTTACATTGTGGGGGAGTGCTACTGGTTTTAAAGTTGTTAACGCAATGTTACCGGGGCCACCAGCCATTGACGGATCAGGTACGCTGACGAAGTATCAAGGCAAGGTGATCAAAGAGACTGATTACAATACCGTAAACAGCGCACCGGATAATTTAAATATTGGCTCATCAGGCGCTAACGGGGTATTCGATAATTTTCAAATTTCTATTTCTAACGTGGATAGTGGGTGGGGGGCATCATACAATCCAAGCGATGATGAGATTAAGGCATACTTTTTGGGATGGAAAATCTGTGACGGAGTGCAAGCTATCAACACATATAACGGAACTGGTACTAGGTACTGGGTGTATCGCAACAATGGCGTATCTGGTTCATTAAACTCTGATTATTCAGGTGTAACGACCACGCTTCCTACTACACTAGCGCCAAACTGGACGCCATATCAATTCCTATACCAACTAGCAACGCCAGTTGTCGAACCCCTCACGTCTGAGGGGCAATTGACGTTTATTGACGGGGATAATCAGATTGAAGTAGGTACGGGGATTGTACTGCGTGAAAGCGTCAAACCTGCTTTACTCACCCCTGACAACAATTATTATGTTAATAGTCAGGCAGCTGCAACTAAACTTGCGTACAAGGTAAGTAAATTCATTTATGTGTATGCAAATAGCCGACAAGTATATGATTGGTCAACCTCTACCAATGCTGATAGTTGGGGGGCACAGCGCCTATACAAGAACTCTAAAAACTTCGACTCGACCCAGTCCTACAGCGTCACATACCTGATGTTAGACAAGTATCCAGCTGTGGATATTACTGGTACGTATGCAAAGAATGAAAAAGCTCTGTTGTTAGATACTGTAAAGTCGATTCAGGAGAATACAACGCGGATATCTGTACTGGAGAGCAAGAAGGCTGAGAAAGATAATCCTGCTTGGATTACAGCAACACTCATTAACGGCGCAACAGGATCATTGCAATACAAAAAGTTAACTGATGGATTAGTCGTATTTAGGGGACTACCCAAAGCTGTTGTAAATGGAACAATAGCAAAATTGCCCATTGGTTATCGACCAGCATCCAATCTGCAAATAGGTGTTTTATCATCCAACACCTCTAACACCGTGCAATGTTGGGTGCAGATAGGTTCGAACGGTGATGTTACCGTTTCAAACTTTGGGACTGAGTGGATAAGTCTCAGTGGCATAGCTTACCTAGCTGAACAATAAAGGAGTGATGAGCGATGAAAGCCGTACCTAAAGTAAATACAGACGGACTCTATATAGAGGACGAGTTGGTGGATGATACCTTTAGTGGTGTCGTCCCTTTTTATGCGGAGCCTGAGCCTGTGGTATTTGATCCCGATCTGATCGAGCAACCGGAAGCCCCGGAGGAAGAGGTTGAGCCAGCGATTGCGGGGTATCTGGTTGGTGTGCCGGTTCCGGCTGGCCTGTTTCACCCGCGCTTTGATTTGGCGGCATGGGAAGCATACCAGGACGCAGTACAGGAAACTTTTCCTGACCTATGGACTGAGGGATTAAGTCAGGAAGAGATTGACGAGCTGACAAAACCGAAGCCAGAAGAACCGTCCGAACTTGATCTATTAAAACAACGGCTGGCAGAATCGGAAGCCGAGAACAAACGTTTAGCACAAGAGAGCAATGCCAATCAACTTGCTCTTATGGAGTTACACATGCTTGTGCTCAGTGTGGTGACACCAGATGAGGGTTAAGCTTGCTAGGTTACTGATTCATTGGGCTGTAGCACTCATGAGGGGAGGTGAGACGATGTTAGCTGTATACGTAATGATGATTCATAAAGGATTGATCAAGCTGGAGCAAGTGCCAGTAGGAAGCCGGGAGAAGGTGGCTGCTGCGTTGGAAGCGGCAGAGATGGACCAAAACGGAAATATCGTGTAACAGGCGTACCCAAGTAGTGCGCTATTTTTATGCCCTCTGGAGTGGTCAGAGGGCTTTTCCATATACAGAGAGAGATGGGGGATTGACGAATGGGAACAGGAGCAGGAGGTGTGAACGACATGCAGGTTCAGGATGTAAATACGATTGTGGACTTAAAGGTTCAACTAGCGCGGATCGAGGAAGCTCTAAAGCCGCTGGCGGCATTGGCTCCAGGTTTGGCAGAAGTGCGGGACGTTTCCAAAGAAGCCTTGCAGACAGCACAGCAAGTGGCAATCCGAAGTGTTGAGCTTGAAGCCGAATTGAAAAAAATTGCCGATGTGGCCCATGAAGCCAAGCGCAACTCAGTCGATTCGCAAACCCGTTTGAACAAACATGATGAGGATCAGAAGTGGCTCAAACGCACAGTGTACGGTGCGGTGTTGACTGGTGTTACTGGCCTGATCGTTACGGCGGTGTGGGCAGCTATTAAGTTAGGGGGAATGTAATTGTGGAATGGGATATCATTCAGGGATTAATTGATGGTAGGTTGCTGATCGTATTGGCAGCCTGCTGGGTGATCGGGTACGTTCTCAAGAAGACGCCGAAGGTGCAGGATTGGACTATTATTTATATCGTTTCTGGTGTGGCTATTGTATTTTCTATCCTGATGCTTGGCCTGAGCGTCGAGAGCGTGGTACAGGGCGTTCTAGTGGGCGCTGTGGCTGTCTATGGTAATCAGTTGGTGAAGCAGACGAAAAAGGGAGCTGGTACAGATGCAGACGCGTAAACAGGGCAATGCACAGGGCATTGACGTATCACATCATAACGGAAATATCGACTTCAAAAAGGTGGTAGCGGATGGGATTTCCTTCGTATTTATCAAGGCCACACAAGGCAAGTCCTTTCGTTCATCAAAGTTCCTGCAATTCGTGAAGGATGCTAAAGCGGCTGGCCTTCTGATCGGTGCTTACCATTACGTGGATGATTCGGCGGGGAGTGTGGAAGCAGCTAAGGCAGAAGCACAGAATTTCTACAGAGCCATTCAGGATGCTGGTGGGATCGGCGTGTTCGATCTACCACCAGTTATGGATTATGAGTCCAATAAAAAAGGCTACAGCAAAACGACGATTACCGCAGTAGCCAAGACGTTCCTGGAAGAGATTCATAAGCTGACAGGGGTAAAGCCATTGGTCTACACTTACCCCGCATTCATTGACAATTTCAGCGGTCTGAGCGGCTACCCATTATGGATTGCACGCTACAGCGCGCAAACGCCTGCTGACGCATCTGGTTGGACTCGTTGGGACTTCTGGCAATATTCGGACGGATCAGCAGGGGGCTATCTGCCACGGGGGAATCGTAAGGTTGACGGAATTAGCGGTGCGGTGGATCTGAACGAATTTGACGGCACGGTTGCAGAGTTACGGGCCAAGTATTCAAAGAAGAATGAACCAGTGAAGGGGGATAAGCCAGTGACACAACCAGTGCCAGAAAGGGATATCAACATTGTCAGCCCGTGGGCAGCAGTTACATGGGAAGAGGTTACAGCCAACGGATATTTCGACGGCACACGTCCAGGGGCGACCATAACAAGGGAAGAAGCTGGAATCGTGGTGAACAGGCTCAGGAAGAATTTACTGGCCTTGTTAGCTCAGGTGAACGGGGATGTCACTGACTTGGATAAGCGACTCAAACAGATCGAAGCAACTCAGGAATAATCCCAAACGCTTGGGAATATCAAAGGCCCTACCAGTATATAGCTGGCGGGGCCTTTTTTGCGTTCATCCTTGTAATTCGACCCCTCAACTTTGAGGAGTCAAAAATCACTCAAGAATAGCATAGATATTTGCAAATACCTATTGACCTAGGTAAATAGGTATGGTATATTATATATAGGAGGTGAGCACATGAAGAGAAAAAAGAGAAAGAGAAAGAAAAAGGAACTCCCGGTAGACAAGCTGGTTACGCTTCTCACGGCCATCGTCAGCTTAGTCACCGCAGTAGTCAACCTCATCATAGTCCTTAGCCGATAGGCGGGACTTGAGGGCAAGCACGGTCGGTTAATCCCAAAGGCCGACCGTGTGAGTTCCTTCTCTTTCTCTCCCTTATTATAGCATAGCGCGAAGGGAGCATGTATAATCATGAGTATGTCAAGAATAACTAAAGTGACTTTGTTTCTTAGCTTGCTTTCTTTAGGGCTCAGTGTTGCTACAATCGTAATATTGCTTATGAGGTGATTTGATGAAACGGGACGATCTGATCCGCATCATACAAGAGAATGTACTAACAGCAAGCGAAGCGGTGGAAATGCTTGGTGGATCAAAGCAGAACCTTTCTTCACTGGTGAAGCGTAAGAAGCTGCTTCCAATTAAAGAGTCCGGGTCAGTTCGTCTCTTTCTCAGATCAGATGTTGAGGAACGGAAGCGAGAGGCGGAAGAGTTGCGTGAGAAGTATAGACCATATGAATGAAGTTTTGAACCCACCAGGTCATTCCGGTGGGTTTTTCTCTTTCGGCTTCAAAGGTTTTTTCGTCAGGGTTTTATAATATTCGAATGGCACGCCTTTATAATTCCATCTATTCGCTTGCTTGTCCCTCTTCTGGATAATGACTTTTATTTCCATGTTACTAACCTTCCGCTGAAACGATGACGCATACTCTTTGCATTGTTTAAGCCCTCTATCCTCAGTCTCACTATAGAAAACGTGAAGAGAGAACCCGTTTTCCATAATTTCCATTCTGTATAGGTTCATAGATGTGTATTCCTCTCGTCTAGAAAAATGCTGAAAACCATCCCTAAATCATCCCAAAAAACAACCTTGAGAGTATAAGTATACTATACAATGTAGAATGTATTCGACAATATGATATCGGTTCACAGGAACGTGTGTTCCGTGTATGATGATAGGTATATCTTTGCTACAAAGTTAATGAGCCGTTTCATGAAGTTTAGAGATGTAAAGTTTTACCTTCGGGACGTTCGACACATTACGACACAAACAGTCTTAGGAAAAAGGTATTATTTTCATATGATAAACATTAATTTTCCGAATATTTTGTATGGCTTAACCATACAAAAATCCCGGGGGAGAGCCGACGGCTCACTCAAAGATAAGATCGTAGAGTTCCTCAGCTTGGCAGCCGATGGCGTGCGCGACAGTAAGCATCGCATCTGCAGACATTTTATCGTGATTGTTTGCCCAGTTGGATATAAGGTGTCGGCTGTAACCAGTGGCGTTCACTAGATCTCTCCGCTTCAATCCGCGTTCTTTGAGTAGAATATCTATTCGGCATCTCCCGCGGGAGACTTTCAA